CTCCCAATTCATCCAACCGGTACAGCCGCCCGGTATTCGGATCAACCAAATCCTTGAATTTCACCTTGCCTGACTTGATCAGCTCATACCGTTTAGGGCCGACCACGTTTTTCTGGAACTTTTCCCCCCTGGATTCAAACCAGCTTGCATACTCGCCTTTGTGTGTGCCCCATGTCAATATGTCTCGGCCGCCTTCACCAATCGGTATGTCCGGGCGCTCGGTCCAGGGTCTGGCCACTTCTTCGAGTTCGTCAACGTCAACGCCTAATTCCCGGTATGATACAAGCTCTGGGATAGGGACACACCTGCAATTGCTTGACAAAGCCCCGTCCACATGGTACATTCCACTTAAACATTGGAGGTCATAAACATGTCCAGAAAACTTTCTTCTCTTGATAGAGACAACATTTGTAGGCAGTATGTGTCCGGCATAAACTCTGGTAAAATCGCCAAAGAGTTTGGGGTTCACCCAGATACTATTTTGGAGACTATCAAAAAAGCCGGTATTAAGCCCCTTAACGTCAAGCCCAAGCCTGCTAATAGCGCTGGCGATAAGCTCCCTCTCGAAAACATCATTTCCCTTTACGTTTCCGGTATCTCCGAAAATGCCATCGCCAAAAAATTTAATGTTTCCAGAAACGTCATAACCAGGCTTTTGCTCAAGAATGGAATTGAAAGACGCGGCTGCACCGATGCCAACCGCCTCATGATGTCTAAGCGCAGCCGTGCTGAAAACATCAGAAACGCTCTGGCCGCAAACAAGGCGGTTAGAGGCAAGCCTCAGCCAAAAAAGAGGAGAGAGAAGGCCGCCAAGACACTCCAAGCCAAGCCCGTCAACGTTGGCAAGGGAGAGCTCGAACTGGTTCAAAAACTCCGTTCTAAATGATTCAAGGTCACCCCTCAAAAGGCTTTCAAACGTTATAATCTCGACATTGCCTTTGATGAATTCCCCATCGCCGTGGAGGTGTTCGGAGGAGGCTGGCACACTTGTGGAAACCACGCCAGGATTTTTAGAAAAAGATTTGACGACATTTGCAATGCTGGAATCATCCCGGTTATTGTCTGGACATCCAAAGATTACCCCATCAGCAACGGGATTGTAGAATACCTTGTCTCCCTTGCGGATAGAATCAGCCGGGGAGAAACCTTCCCCCGTCAAGAGCATGTGCTTTGGGGTAACGGTAAACCTTGCTCCGTTGGCAAGAACAAGCTCAAATACAATGCCTTCATAGGTGGCGACAAAAGCGGCGATCTTGTCAGGAGCAAAGACGGGTGTTTCCGCCGTCAGACAGTTCGGATGTAGTGGTATTGGTGGGCCTTCTCCCAAATTGTAGCTGGAATTATCTAGGGATGCACAGCGCAAACAAGTGCCAGTTCCCGTCTGAAGGTTGCTGTTCTCCAAAACGCTTGACCATCGCCATCCGGTAACAATGTCGGAATTTGCCGCCATAACCGCTTGCTGGGCGCTTACGTTCGCCTGCTGAACAAACGTCCGTGCCAGCGTCACGGCTTCTTTTCTGGTAAAGCCCTCCATATGCCCCATGATATTGTCAACCAACCCGGGATATCCCTTGCCCTGCAGAACCCCCGCGTTGAGGTCTTCGAGTATTCCCTGCCGCACAGTTGCATCAAAGGCCCGGTTGACCCACTGATTCAGTGTCGCCCCTCCAAGCGGTGTTGTCTGGAAAAATGATCTGAACTGCTCCGGCGACAAGGCCACATTGTTGAATCCCTGGACTCTGCCACCCAGGCTCATGGTCTGGCTATGGTACTTGGCTGATTCCGCCCCGGCCTGGCCTGCAAGGTTTGATATCTCGCCGGCCACTTGTTCGCGGATTCCCAGGGTCAAGGCGTCAATCTCCCGGATAAGCTCCTGCCGCCTCATCTGCTCCCACCGTTTAAGCTTTTGCGTCGGACGTGATAGAATCTGTTCGGCTGCTTTTTCGACGGAGCGCATGGCGGTGCGGAGCGCGGAGACTTCAATCTTATCGAGATTATACCGCCATATTATTTGCCTACTTGTTTGATACAGATCGATGAGCTCTGAGGGTGCTAGTCCTGAAACCATTGCTTAAATACGTCCTTGAGCGTTCAAATACCGAATTTCCGTTTCAGCCTACCGGCCAGCCGGTGCTGGTGTTGGAGTACCTGGCACTGCTGGGAACTGATCAGCAAGCCCCGTCAATGCTCCTGCCGGCCCGCCAAAGCGGGAATCATCCTCGATCATCGCCTTCACATCCTGCCAGTCCCAGTTTTCGCCGATTAACCCGCGACGCTTTAATTCTTGATGTACTTGTTCCCGGGACAAAACACCCGCCTCGATAGCCTTCATCATCATGGTAGGCTCCATGCCGGCGGCCGGGTTGAATTCCGTGTTTATGTCTATCCGCGGTTCCTGGCCGTCTTCCAGGCCCATCCACATGCCGGCAAACCGAAAGGCATTGTCCAGTGTATCCTTGCATCCAAGAGCCCAGGATTTCAGGAGGCTGGTTGATTCGGTGGTTTCCTGCTGGGACTGGAAAGCGGTCTTGCTGCCGGAATTGTAATTCGGCTGAAGCGTCACAAGTCCGTACAAAGCCATCTTTTCCTCAAGGGCCAGCAGCTCGTCCTTGCCTTTGTCCACGGCTTCGGGATTGACCGATACGCTCTTAAGGTCAGCTCCGCTGTCAACTGCATGGATCAGCCTGCCAGGTCCGAACTCAATCGCCCCATCTGCATCCGTCAACAGTTTCCCGAACCACGGCGGCCGGCGGACAAATGACATGAGGCTTACTTGGTCACAAGTGGACTGCCAGTGCCGTTTGTTCAGTTGCGCCAGGTCTTCCAGCGCCGGCGCTGCGGCGTTACCAATCGGTTCACCAGGTCTAAAAAAGGCTATCGGGATTTCATCAAGGCTGGTTTCACCTTCGGAATGCAGAAACACATTATCCTTATCGTCCTTCCGGTAAACATGCCATGACCCTCGCCGCAACACCCGGACCTGCTCAATCTCGGTGTCGTCGTTGTCAAAATCGCCATGCTGGTCAGTGACTGTTTCAAAGATCCGGATAAGGTCCAGTATCCGCTTTCCGTTTTCATACACAAACCTGACCCCCAGGATATTGGCCTGATGGATCAAGACAAAGAACGGCCGCCAGCCCTTCTCGGCGTCGATTGCTGCCGTCTTTGCCCTCCATATCTCGTTTTCTTCGTCCCAGAACTCAAGCCTGCCGTTTCCGGTGCGGGTCTGAACCTGCGGAAAGTCAACCAAAACGGCCACCATGCCATCGTCAATACCCGCTTCAAAGAACGCCTGCGCCCAGGTTCTCAGGTTGTTGCCCTGCTGGTCAACATCGTTTTCAATAGCAGTAAACTGGTCCTTGTTCGGTGAATCCTCACCGATCTTGACCGGTTCCGAAAACACCAATCCGACGAGATAATTCCGGGTCCGCTTGTACCCGTTGAACAGATACCCTCCCCGTAGCCGAATTTTGTAGTCGTCAGGATGTTCAGCACTTTGTTTTGGCAGGTACATCTCCCCGGCCGCGATCATGGCAGGTGTGCCGCCCAGTAAATCCCTGACCAGCTCCCCACGGTCTGTTGCTGTCTGGAAGTCGCTGCTTCGTTCAAATACTTTTTCCATCAGTTGGCCCTTACTCTGTGGATGGTTGACTGCGGTTTTATCACCGGCATTTCGTATGATACAAAATAGCCCAGGGCGTCGTTCATGTGGTCGTGCCCGCTGGTTTTATCCGGCTCTCCGTTAGACCCATATGCCTGTTGCTCAAGACAGCTTGCAATTACAGGGCAGTTCTTTGAATTTACAAACAACCGCATAGTTTCAAATGCTTTGTTGACAGACAGCACCCTGTCTTTGACTGCTGGATTATTTGACCTGGCCCTGACGCTGAACCGGGCCTGCTGCAAAAGTGCCAGGTCTGAACTTGACGCATCAACTGACTTTCTGCTACCCCCTGAAGCATCAGGATAAACAATGATTTTGTGTCCCTTGTCCTGATACCGTTCTTTGATCAGTGTTATCATGTCCGGTGTGTCAAAAACATCTTTTAACTCGGCAACAAAGTGGTATCCGTCGGCCCTCTGAACCGCAATAGCCGCAGCCATGCGCTGGACGTTGAAATCAAGACCAATGAAAAGCGTTTCCTTTTCCCGGATCGTTTCTGTGCTATCGTGAATCACCCGGTTGTAATTCCGGTAAACAGTTCCGCTTGTCAGGTTGACAAACTTGCCGTCTATATAGGCATCAATCAATTCTTTCGGATATGCCTCGACCAGAGACGGGATATAATCAGGCGGCAGGTTCTTTTCATTGTCGTATGTGCTGGCCTGGATCAGCCCGTATCTTTCGGCCCTTTTCGGCTCATCCTGAACCTGTTTGACAAACTGCTCATGTACGAACCTAAACCCTTCCGGCGTGGTGGTAACATCAATCGTGTTGTTTGCGTCCGGGTATCTCATTCTTGCAAGGATCTTGCGCCATGCCGTTCTTGCCTTGTCTATTGGAAGGACATCCAGCTCATCGACCAGTGCATGGGAGATCCGAAAACCAATAATCGTGTGCGGCCTTTCCATCGACCTGCATATTATCAGTGATCGAAGCTGTCTGCCTGAATACAGGAATACCTCTTTATTTGATTCTTTGATTTCAGCGTTAAGGCCCAGATTAAAGGCTACTTCTTCGATTGTGGGAAAATATATATCCCGGATCTGCGGAAAAGTTGGGGCAAAATAACCCTGATTGAATCCGGGTTGCTGCCATGCGTTGACGCATTGAGCAATGCAACCTATCCAGGTCTTTCCGCTATTGTGGTGTATCGTGCCGTCCTCTGTAACATAATTATTGTCACCAGCAACATGGATATCCCAAAACCATTGATTGACTTTTTTTCTTTCAATGTATATAATGCTGGATATGGATATGGAGTCTAAACAATCAACGTTAGGAGACAAATATGCCGCTACCGAACCCGGAGCTGATTCAAAAGATTTGTGATCTTTCTGATGGTAAAAGGAACGCTCAAGAAATCGCTGATCTTGTTGGGAAAAGCAAAAGCCATGTTCAGGCGATAATCCGCAAAATCGGTCTGCCAAAAGTGGAAATGAAAAAAGGCTTTGCCTTGAACCCAAAACATCGGAGCAAGGAGAATCAAAAAATCGTTCAAAAAATCGTTGAGCTTGCTGACGGGGTAATGACATCAAAAGAAATTTCAATCGCTGTTGGCAAAAATCAAAAATACGTTCAAGACGTGATGAACAAACTTGACCTACCACGCCGCCCACAAGGCGGTCCAACTGGAACCCTGAATGGCTCGTTCCGATGTGGTCGTCATATTGATTTTGACGGCTACGTTCTCGTGAGCTCGCCTGGGCACCCCTTTGGCAGGATGAACGGTAAAAACGTTGGCCGCGTTTATGAACATCGGCTTGTGATGGAGCGAGTGTTAGGTCGCTATCTAAAACCCTGCGAAGTAGTGGACCATATCGACGGCATCCATCTTCACAATTCACCAGAGAATCTAAGACTATTCGCCAGTAATGCGGATCATTTGAAGGCGACCATATCCGGTCAAGTTCCCTTCTGGTCAGAAGCTGGTCTGCGCAAGATGAAAATACCTCCTGCCCAACGGAAAGGCTTGAAACCTGTCGATACTTATTATCAGCGCAGAAAACGCGGTGATGTCCGCTTGCAACAAATTCTCCTTGCGTGGTTATCACTCGATAAAGATTCCCCTTACCTTTTGGGTACGCGCCACTGGTTGGTGAAAGCCGGAATTTCCGACTTTTCACGTCAAAGCTTACAACTTCGTCTCCTGGAGATATGTCCGCAATGTGGTGATATCCGCTCTGTGTCAAAACCTTAGATTTGGCCTCAATGCAACCATAACCAGCAACGAAAGCGCGGAATCGCTGTTTCATGGCCAGGAATTGGCCTTGTGGCCTTGTTACCGTAAAATTAAGCGCGGCGACCATCTTCCACCTGGATGTTGACCGTTACGGGTTGCGGGGAGTCGCCTGGATATTCTTCTTGTTTTTCGCGCCACTTTTCAGGCTGCCGATTTTTTAACCAGAATATCATTGATGTTGGATCAGGTGGATAGTGTTTTATGGTTGGTACAATCAGCGGCTTACCTCCATCGTTGAAGATTTTATCTTCCGGGTGGCTGTAACCGCAGGCCCTTTCAAACAAAGATCTCTCAACCTTTGCGTCAGCTTCTGCTTTCCAGCTCTTTAGGGTAGTGAAAAAATCCGGGGTGCGCTGTTTGTATTTTGTGATTGTTGATTGATCTATTCCCAGGGCCTCGGCCATTTCCTGTTCAGTGAATCCCTTCTTTGCAAGGAATTCCATTTGCTTTTTCAGCTTCGCCGTGAAAACAGATGGTCTACCCCTTTTTTTGGGCTTTATCTTTTCCATGGTATTTTACCAATCCTCAATTCTGCTTCACTCAGACCCATACATGCCAATACCTCTTTTTTTACAGAGATATTGTATGTGTGTCAAATGTTTTTTCCATGGCCTAGATACGGCCTTGCTCGGCCTGTCCAGCCGGATGATTGTCCTTGGGTTTTCGCCATAGCGCTTAGACGCGCTCAGATACACTACAGCGGCATCGTCTCGCCAGAGCACTCCGTTGCACACATCGAGGACCATTTTGGCGAAATTGTCAACGTCCGGCTT